CAATATACGTTGATTTACTGGCGTATGCGTCGTATGCAAGATGCTGGTACAGGTGGTATTAATCAAGATATTCCATTTCGTTGGATACCGCCAATGGTATCTGGGCTGTCATACTACATAAGTATAAAGTTACAAAACATAGACCCTAATCGGATTGGACTATTAAAAGCGGATTATGAACAGCAATTTGCATTAGCAGCTGATGAAGATAGGGAAAAAGCTGCTTGGCGAATTGTGCCACGTAATATGTTTTATTCAAGATAGGGAGTAATATTATGCCAGAAAAAGAAGTAGATTACAGTAAATATAATTTTCCAGAATATGCAAAGGCTATTCGTGATGGATATGAACGAGAGCGCCAAGAAAAAAAAGAGCGCCAAGAAGCACTTGAAGAGGGTGGGCGAAAATTTCTTAAAAATATGCAAGATGGTAAAGTAAACCCAATGGGGGATACTTATAAAAAAGGAGGTAAAGTAAAATCTTCAGCTTCTAAACGAGCAGATGGCTGCTGTATAAGAGGAAAGACTCGTGCCTAAAAAGTTAACCCCACAAGAACAAAATATAGTTCAATACCATAGGGATAATATTCATTTTAATAATGTTGGTAAAGGACCAGAAGGGGAACCTGTTACGGTATATAGCACAGGCGTAACTATGGATTCTGGACCGTATAAAGGTAAATCCGTTACTGTGCCGGGATATATTCAAGGTAAACAATACGAAGACCCAGATTTAATTAGAGATTATTGGCGTTCTGATATTAACAAAGGCAAATACCCAGTGTATGATACACCAGAACAAGGCGATAAAAGAGCTAAAGAAATACATAAGATTATGGACGACGAAGTAGAGGCAGCGGAGAAAGCTGGTAAAGCATCAAAGTCTCAACAATATAAAAAAGGCGGTAAAGTAGGTTCAGCTTCTGCACGTGCAGATGGCTGCTGTATAAGAGGAAAGACTCGTGCCTAGTAAGTTTGCTTCCGGTAAACATTCAATTGCCGAATGTGATCGTTGTGGGCAACGTTTTAAATTACACGAGTTAAAGACACAGACTCTTAAGACTAAACCATACAAAGTTAAAGTCTGTAAAGCTTGTTGGGACCCAGATCATCCGCAGTTACAGTTAGGTATGTATCCTGTTTCTGACCCGCAAGGCGTACGTGAACCAAGACCAGATGTATCGTATTATGCTTCAGGTACTACAGGTTTATATATTAGTCCTGTGGTTAGTAATGATATAAGTAATGCTGGTTATCCATCTGATGGTAGTAGACAGACGCAGTGGGGGTGGAACCCAGTTGGAGGACCAAGAGATTTTTCAGATGTTTTTGTTCCAAATGACTTGAATTTAACGATTACAATAGGTACAGTTACTGTATCAACAACTTAGGAGTTTAAAATGGCAACTATGAAACACGATGACGAAGCACAAGACAAAAAACTTATTGGCAAAATGCTAAAAGAAAAAGGTCTTAAGCACGGTGGCAAAGTTAAGAAAATGGCTAAAGGCGGCGTGACAGGTAAAGCAATGAAAGCAGTGGGCCGTAATTTAGCTCGTGCGCATAATCAAAAACCTGGGAGCAAATAATGGCTACCCAAATTAAACCAATTACTAAGAACAGTTCGCCCATGCGTACTGGTCATGCTAAAAATAACGGTCCTGCAGAACAGTATGAAAAAAACGGTACTGGCGTAGCTGCTGAGCGTAAAGCTACTGGGCATGATATGAAAGATCCAAATACAATGAAAGCTGATGAACTTGTACCTGGCGGACCTGCCATGACAGTATCTATCGGCAATAAGAATCGTGGACCAAAGACTGATGGTATTGAAGTCCGTGGTTCCGGTGCAGCAACCAAAGGGCGTATGGCACGTGGCCCAATGGCTTAATTTTAACTAAAGAGGAAAATATGAACTTTCAATTAGAACAAAATGAATTTGAATTTGTGTGTAATGTACTAGGTGAATTACCTACTAAAAGCGGCGCGTTTATGGTTTTACAAAAACTGCAAGCACAAGCTGCTGCTAGTAAAGTAATTGCATCTGCACAAGAAACACAACCAGAAGAAAAAGTGCAGTAATGAACTACATCCAGTTATATCAAGCAATACAAGACTACTCTGAAAATACGGAATCATTATTTGTAGCTAATATTCCTACGTTTGTTCAGCAGTGTGAAGAGAGAGTTTATAACTCTGTTCAATTTCCGTCTTTGCGCAAAAATGTAACTGGATCTTTAACTGCAACTAATCCTTATTTATCTTTACCAAACGATTACATATCGACATATTCTTTAGCCTTGTATCAATCTACAGGGTCAATTTACACAGTTCCTTATACTTATTTGCTTAACAAAGACGTTAACTTTATACGTCAGTTATATCCAGACCCAAGCCAAACAGGAACTCCAAAATACTACGCTTTATTCGGTAATCAATATTCAAACATCAATGAATTGTCATTGATTCTAGGTCCTACACCAGACGCTGCTTATAGTGCAGAGTTACATTACTTTTATTATCCGCCTTCAATCGTACAAGGTATTATCGCTACATTTGGTGTTATTACAGCTGGTAGTGCATACACTCCAGGAAATTATGTAGAAGTACCATTAGTCTATTCTGGTACAAATGTTGGAGCTGGTAGTAGTGCAACTGCAAATATAACTGTTAATAATAGCGGGCAAGTAAGTTCAGTTACATTAACTAATGGTGGACAGTTCTACGCTAATAACGAAACATTAACCGCAGCTACTGGTTATTTAGGTTCATCTGGCGTTGGCTTTTCTATTCCTATAGCTTCTGTAAATAATTCAACTGGAACTTCATGGTTAGGGGATAATTTTGATCCTGTTCTTTTATATGGTTCTATGCGTGAAGCTATGCTGTTTATGAAACAAGAACAAGATATGGTTGCTTATTATGAAGACAAATATAAAGAGGCTCTTCAGTTAGCTATCCGTCTTGGTAATGGTCTTGAGCGTGGTGATGCTTACAGAGATGGACAGACTAAACTTAACACTAATCTTAGAGGTAATGTTATCGTATGATTACCCAAACGTCCTGTACTGTCTTTCAACAAAACTTACTAAGTGGATTAGAGAACTTTGCTGTTGGTACACCTTATACGTATAAAATTGCTTTATATAATGCTAATGCAAATCTAGGGCAACAGACTACTACTTATTCAAGCGTAAATGAAGTTGTAGGTACTGGGTATACAGCTGGTGGTCAGACTTTAACAATATCTACACACCCAACACAAAATTCACAATACAATGTAACTTATGTATCATTTAATAATGCAGTTTGGAGTCCCGCAAGCTTTACTGCACGAGGTGCGTTGGTATACAATGCAACTACAGGAGCAGCGTGTTTTGTGTTGAATTTTGGGTCAGATAAAATTTGTACTACGAGCTTTACTGTACAGTTTCCGACAGCAGCATACAACAGTGCGATATTAACCATTGGAACTAATACAAGTAGTATTAACTATAGCAGTCCAGATTAGGAGAGATTATGCAAAATGAATTAGCAAGCTGCGGTGACAACGCTGTAGCAACATTACAAGCAAATGTAGCTATTCCTGAAGGTATGGGAGTAGATGGACATTATCATGTTGTATGCCGTGATAAAGAAGGCAATGTAAAGTGGGAAGAAGAGTTTCCTAATTTAGTTGTTGCTGTTGGTAAACAGTTAATGCTTGATACTTTATTAAAAGGTTCTGCTTATACAGTTGTTGGACCGTTCTTAGGTTTAATTGGTAACTCAACAACATTTGCAGCTGACGATACAATGGCTTCTCATACATGGACAGAATTTACTAACTACACAGTTGGTGGTTCAGCAGTACGTGGAACAGCAGTATTTGGTTCATCTACATCATCAGGAACTACACCATCTAACGTAACTACATCAACCGCTTCTGCAATTACTTATACAATTACAGGTGCTGGTGGTACAGTTTATGGATGTTTCTTGGTAACAGGATCAGGTGCTGTAAGTACACAAGGAAGTACAGCAGGAGTTTTATATTCCGAAGGTAACTTTGCTACTGCTAAAACAACAACAGCTGGCGATACAGTTTCAGTAACATATAGCACAACCGCTACAAGTTAAGGAGTCCTAAATGGCTCTAGTAGTTTATGACCGAGTTCAAGAAACTACGGCAACCACAGGCACAGGCTCGATAACGCTTGGTGGAGCCGTAGGAGGATATCAATCCTTTGCTGTTATTGGCAACGGGAATACTACTTATTACTGTATTGTTAATGGAGTGCAGTGGGAAGTTGGTCTTGGAACGTATTCAACTACTGGACCTACATTAGCAAGAACTACTGTTTTTTCTAATTCAAACGGTAATACGTCTCCTATTACCTTATCGGGTTCTTCTAACGTATTTGTTACTTACCCAGCTGAGTATTCTGTTACTCAAGGAAGTGCATTAGGAACTCCATCTTCTGCAACATTGACTAATGCAACAGGTTTACCCATTTCTACAGGAGTTAGTGGGCTTGGAACAAATGTAGCAACAGCATTAGGAAATACGCTAAATACTGCTAGTGGAGTGGTTGCTAAAGATGCTAATTCAAATGTAACAGCTAATAACTTTTTAGGTGGCTATAACGTCATTACAGCAGCAGGAACTACAACTGTTTTAACGGTTGCTTCTGCTTATTACCAAAGAATTAGTGGCTCTACAACCCAGACTATTCAGCTACCAAATGCAACAACATTAGTTCAAGGTCAAGGATTTACTTTTGATAATGACTCATCAGGTGTGGTAACTATTGTCGATAATGCATCAGGTGTAGTTGATACAGTTCCGTCAGGTGGTTATTCTTATATTTTTGCTGAAGATGTTTCAACAAGTGCAGGCTCTTGGGGTAAATATGCATTACTCCCTGCATCATATGACTTCAGTACTACAACAGCAAACTTTGGCACAGCTACATTAACAAACGGCACTTGGAATGGAAGTACAATTGGTACAGCGTATGGCGGTACAGGCTTAATTACATTTGTTGCGGCTAATAATGCGCTTTACTCAACATCAGCAGGTGCTTTAGCGGCAGGTACTTTACCAGTAGCGGCAGGGGGTACCGGTGTTACGACTACTCCAACAAATGGGCAGTTATTAATTGGTAATGGAACAAACTATACTGTAGCGTCATTAGGTACAGGTACAGGTATTAGTACAACAACAGGTGCTGGTACATTAACGATTAACAACACAGGTGTTACTTCAGCCATTGCAGGTACAGGCATTTCTGTATCAGGCTCTACTGGTGCTGTAACAATTAGTAATACAGGTGTTACTTCATTTAGTGCTGGTTCAACAGGTTTAACTCCTTCTACTGGTACTACAGGCTCGATAACATTAGGTGGCACATTAGGTGTAGGTAATGGTGGAACCGGACAGATTTCTTTTACTACAGGGCAAATTCATTACGGTTCTTTTAGTACAAGTTCTAAATTAGTATTTGATGGAACAAACTTTTTACTTGGCGGTAATAGCAAAACATTTACTACAGGTAATACAGAACTAGATGTTTATTCATCAGCGGGTTATCCGTACTTAACCTTAAACAGCGGTGTATATACAAACGCATACCTTATTTCAAATGCTTATGTAGGAACAGCAGGTGTTAACTATCAAAACAGCGCTTACTCTACTCAATTTGCTTTAAATGATGGTAGTGGTAATTTTGTTTGGTATATATCATCTTCAAGTCTTGGACCTTCTAATACTGCTGTTACTTATAACAAGTTAATGCAGTTAAATACTAGCGGTGCAATAGGTTTTGGTGGTACACCTAGTTATGGAACATCAGGTCAAGTATTAACATCAGGTGGTTCAGGAGCATCTCCTACATGGACAACCCCAGCAACGGGAACGGTTACATCTGTTACAGGTACTTCTCCTGTTGTATCTTCAGGTGGTAATACACCTGCAATCAGTCTTGCATCAGGTTATGGTGATACACAGAATCCATATGCATCTAAAACAGCAAACTATTTCTTAGCCGCTCCTAACGGTGCGGCAGGTGCTCCTACATTCAGAGCAATTGTGGCCGCTGATATTCCTACGCTTAACCAAAACACAACAGGTTCTGCTGGATCGGTAGCAAACTCTTTAACATTAGCTGTATCAGGTACAGGCTTATCAGGTTCTGCCACATTTAATGGTAGTTCTGCACAAACATTTACAGTAACTTCTAACGCTACTAACGCAAATACAGCATCAACAATTGTTGCTAGGGATGGTTCAGGTAATTTTAGTGCAGGCACTATTACTGCCACTTTGAGTGGAAATGCTACTTCTGCAACGACAGCTACAACCGCTACAACCGCTACTACAGCCACAACCGCTAATGCTTTAAATACAAGTAACTCATATACTGTTGCAGGATTAACTGTTAATGGCGCATTAGGGCAATCGGGTGGTTACGCTACTTTTGGTTACAACACACAAACAGCTCCAGCCGCAGGTTCAAATGCTGCTATTTCTTGGAATTTTTCGGGTGGTAGCGGCGAAACAAACTTTTGGAATGCATATACATCTGCAACTCAAGCATTCTCATTTAAACAATTAACAGGCACCGGTACTTACAATACAGTTCTTACTATAGGAACTACAGGTACAGTATCAGCCACATCATTCTCAGGCGCAGGTACAGGTTTAACAGGAACCGCTTCTTCCTTATCTATTGGCGGTAACGCTGCAACTGCAACAACTGCAAACAATCAAACAGGTGGCGCAGCTAATCAGATTCAATATAATACTGGCTCAAGTACATCATCATTTATTGTTGCGCCTACTGTAGCAAGTACATATTTACAATGGACAGGTAGTGCTTTTGCTTGGGCATCTTCTACAGGCCCTACCGGACCTACAGGACCTACTGGACCAACTGGAAGTCCCGGACCAACAGGTCCAACAGGAAGCCCCGGAACTGCTGCTACAATTTCTGTAGGTACAACAAGTACACTTACTGCTGGATCACCTGCTACAGTTACAAATAGTGGAACATCTTCAGCAGCTACATTTAACTTTGGTATTCCTGCTGGCCCTACTGGACCAACCGGACCTACTGGGTCTACAGGTAGCCCCGGACCAACCGGACCTACTGGACCAACTGGAAGCCCCGGACCAACAGGTCCAACAGGTCCAACAGGACCCACAGGCGCTACAGGCGCTACAAGTTATGCGTTACCGGAAGTTGGTGGTGCAGCTGCATGGATTAATATTGGTACTTGGTCTACTGGTCAGGCTGGTTATACTTTATTAATGACAATTACATCCCATAGTGGTTTTAATGCGGTTAATAGTCAAAACCAAGTAACACTTTTAAACTTTAAAACATCAAATAATAGTAGCGCTCAGTCGGGAAGTGGTGGATCATTTTATGCTGATGGTCAAGCATATTATTTTTCTGCATTAGGCGGAAACGGAAGTGCTCCATCATATTTTTATGTAGTACAAAATAGTACAAGTAGCTATACAATTTGGGGGTATTTCGGTGCTTATACAAGCGGTAGTAATTATACTGTTCAGGTATATCCGGGAACAACTTGGACTAATACAGGATCAGCTGGAGGAACACCTTCAGGAAATTACATTACAGTAACCCCAACAACAGCGGTAGGACCTACTGGACCAACGGGAGCTACAGGACCTACAGGTAGCACAGGACCTACTGGCGCACCCGGACCTACGGGACCAACTGGAAGCCCCGGTCCTACCGGACCTACTGGCGCACCAGGACCTACGGGACTAACTGTAAGCCCAGCTCCTAGTGGACGAGCTGGACGCC